CTTGAAGACCAAGCTGCTAAGATAGAAGATTTAGAAAAGAAACTCAACGAAGAAATTGAAAAGAATGTTGAAATGAATAAAGTCAATGGTGGCTATAAACGCCAAGAAATCATTGATGAACATTCATCTGATTTGGCTGATACAGCTAAAGAAAAATTTGACAGTCTTGTAGAAGGTGTTGAGTATTCATCAGAAGAAGATTTTGCAAAAAAAGTAAAGACTATTAAAGAGTCCTACTTTGAAGCAAAAAGTGAAAGCTCATCTTCGGATGACATTGATGATGTAGCGGTAGGTGGTGAAGCTTCGCAAGAAGATTTATCAAACGCAATGGCTGCTTATACCGCCGCTATTAGCAAAACAAAAGACATTAAGTTGTCAAGTAAATAGAGGAGAGAGGAAGATATGTACTTATCGGAAACTTATGAAAAAAAATGGCAGCCTGTATTAGACCATCCTGAACTTCCAGAAGTAAAGGATACTTACAGAAGAGCCGTTACAAGTGTCATCTTAGAGAACCAAGAAAGAGCTCTCAAAGAAGACAAAGCATTTCTATCTGAGGCTCCGGCCAATGTAACAGGTAGTAATGTTGACAATTGGGACCCAATCCTAATTTCATTAGTACGAAGAGCTATGCCTAACCTTATTGCTTATGATATCGCTGGTGTACAACCAATGACTGGACCTACAGGTCTTATCTTTGCAATGAGAGCTAGATTTAGCACTCAATCAGGTACAGAAGCTCTATTTGACGCTGCTGATACAGACTTCTCTGGTAGGAACAAAGAAGGTTCTTCTGTGGATGGATTTTCATCTACAGCTGATTCTGGTTCTAACCCAGCGTTGTTAAACGATTCTCCAGCTGGTACATTTACTACTGGTACTGGAATGACTACAGCGGCTGCTGAATCTTTAGGTGAAGATTCAGGAAATAACTTTGCTGAAATGGCTTTCTCAATTGAGAAATCAACCGTAACAGCGAAGTCTAGAGCTCTAAAAGCTGAGTACACAATGGAACTAGCACAAGACTTAAAAGCAATTCATGGTCTAGACGCTGAATCTGAATTAGCAAACATTTTGTCTGCTGAGATTCTTGCTGAAATCAACCGTGAAGTAGTTAGAACAATCTACACCAATGCTGAAATTGGTGCTTCAGATTCTTCATCTACAGCGATTGGTTCTGTTAACGCTATTAACACTACTTCTGCCGGTATCTTTGATTTAGATACAGACAGTAATGGTCGTTGGAGTGTTGAGAGATTTAAAGGTCTTATGTTCCAAGTTGAAAGAGAAGCTAACACAATTGCTTACAGAACTCGTAGAGGTAAAGGTAATTTAATTATCTGTTCATCTGATGTTGCTTCAGCACTTCAAATGGCTGGTGTATTAGATTACGCTCCTGCGTTAAACAACAATTTAAATGTTGATGACACAGGAAATACTTTTGCTGGTGTGTTAAACGGTAGATTTAAAGTCTATGTTGACCCATATTCAGCAAATAGTGTTGCAAAACAATATTTCGTTTGTGGTTATAAAGGCACAAGCCCTTATGACGCTGGTCTGTTCTATTGCCCATATGTTCCACTACAAATGGTGAGAGCAGTTGGACAAGACAGTTTCCAACCAAAAATTGGCTTTAAAACACGATATGGTTTAATTGCTAACCCATTCGCTGAAGCTGGTTCTGGTGACGCTGCTGTTCAAACAGGCGCTGGAAATGCAAACGCTAACAGATACTATCGTAGAGTACAGGTTGCTAACTTAATGTAATCTTAACTTCTTACGAAGTGTTTATGAAAGGGGAACTTCGGTTCCCCTTTTTTATTTGGATAAATAATTATACCGAAAGGTGCCATAGAACATGGCTGAAAAGTTCTCCTAAAGATATAATATAGGAGGAACTATGAAAATAAAACAAAAAATATTTGCATGGAGAAAAGGCAAAGAACCTAAAAATCCATGGAGAGTTGGTAAAGATATACAATGCACATATAGAGGTGTTAATTATATCGTAAAATAGGGTTTTAAATGACAACAACAAACGCCTTTGAAAGGCAACCCACAAAATTAGACTACGCTTCACCTACGCAATTTAAATTTAGTATTGCTAAATTGCCGAAGGTGGAGTTTTTTGTGTCTACTGTAAATATACCAGGAATACAATTAGGTTCTGGTACACAGAAGACACCATTATTAGATATGCCATATCCTGGTGATAAACTAACTTATGGCGATTTAAATATGACATTCTTAGTAGATGAAAACTTAGAAAACTACCGTGAGATACATGGTTGGTTAGTAGGTCTAGGATTTCCAAAAGACCATACTGAGTTTAAAAATTTAGCAGAAGCTGGTAATGATAGATTTCCAGGTTCATCAGCTCAAATATCTGAGGAACCAGGTTTAGGTGGTAAATATCAACCTGCAAAAGAGGGTGGTATATACTCAGACGCCACATTAACTGTATTAACAAATAAAAATAATCCAGTTACCGAAGTAAGATTTAGAGATACTTTTCCTACATCATTAGGTGGTCTTAGTTATGACCAACAAGCAGGCGATGTAGCATATCTATCTTGTGATATTACTTTTTCATACAAATACTATGAGTTTGCCGATAGTGGAACTTCATCTACATCTGTTACAACCACTTAGGAACCTTGACATACAATACAAAAACTGATATAATACTTTATTATGACATTGGAAGAATTACAACAACAGGCCGATAAGGACCTGAAAATAAATGACGCTGAGTTGGATTTAGAATCTCTAAAAACACCACAGTTACACAACAAATATTTAAAACATTTAAACAATTTTAAGTTATTATTAACACGAGCAAAGACTGATGTTAATATAATGAAAAAGGTTAAATGGGAATACTACACAGGAAAAGCAAGTCCTGAAATCTACAAACAAAAACCATTTGATTTAAAAATACTTAAACAAGATATAGATAAGTATCTAGAATCAGATGAAGACCTAATTAAACTCACACAAAAAGTAGAATACCTACAAACAGTTGTTGACTTTTTAGAATCAACAGTACGCCAAATATCAAATAGAAGTTTTGCTATTAAGAATGCTATTGAGTGGAAAAAGTTTACTTCTGGTGCTATCTAATGTATACCGACATAAACCAATGCTATCATGTTATTCAAGGTGCCGTGGAGGATAAAATGATAGATAAGATTATTAATCAAGGTGAAAGTGTAAAATTAGCAGAAGGTAAACTAGACAATCAAGGCATTACACCAGCAAGAAAGTCTAAGGTTTCATTTATTAAAAATAAAAGAATAGAAAATCTTATGAGTTTTTATGTTATGCAAGCCAATAGAGATAAAGAATGGATGTATTATATTACAGATATAGAGGACTTTCAATACACAGTATATAACAAAGGTGATTACTATAATTGGCATATTGATAAAGGTCAGATATATCCTAATCGTAGAGAAAGAAAAATCTCTTTTTCTTTAATACTAAATGATGATTACAAAGGTGGTCAGTTAGAGTTTGGTATGACTACACCTAAAGATAACAAAGATGATTATGTTGTCTTAGATTTAAAAAAAGGTGATATGGTAGTCTTTACAAGTTTTTTATGGCATAGAGTAAATCCAGTTATAGAAGGCATTAGAAAATCACTTGTAGGTTGGATTGTAGGTCCTTGTTTTAAATGAGAACATTAATATTAGAAAAGAAAAATGATGTACATTTATCAGTTGACGCTGATGAAGATGTGCGCCGTGATTTAGGAGAATACTTTACCTTTAGTGTGCCTGGTTTTAAGTTCATGCCACAATATCGTTCAAGACATTGGGATGGTAAAATAAGATTATTTTCATATGCAACAGGTCAAATATACACAGGTCTATACCCTTACATATTAAATTGGTGTGATGAAAACAATGTATCAGTAGTAGATAAAACAGATATAAAAGACGCTGATGTAGATGATAAAAAAATAGACCAGTTTATAGAAGCTCTAAAAATTCCTTTTACTGTTAGAGATTATCAAAAAGAAGCATTTGCTTATAGTCTTAGAAAACATAGATGTTTATTACTATCTCCAACGGCGTCCGGAAAATCTCTAATAATTTATCTGATGGTTCGGTTTAATCTGATAAGATGTGTTGATAAAAACGATAAAATTTTAATAGTTGTTCCGACCACTTCTTTGGTTGAACAATTATATAAGGATTTTAAAGACTATGGGTGGAATAGTTCTGCTCATGTTCATAGAATATATCAAGGTCATGAAAAACATTCTGATAAAAGAGTTTATATTAGTACATGGCAATCAATCTATAAAATGCCTAAAAAGTGGTTTGAAGAATTTGGTTGTGTAATAGGTGATGAAGCACACTTATTTAAGGCCGTATCATTAACTAAAATACTTACAAAACTAGAAAACTGTAAGTATCGTATAGGTTTAACAGGTACTTTAGATGATAGTAAAACACATAAACTTGTATTAGAGGGTTTATTTGGTGCTGTTAATAAAGTTATATCTACTAAAACATTACAAGATAACAAACAGTTAGCTGATTTAAAAATATATTGTTTAGTATTACAACACGATAATATGTCTAAAGATTTCTTAAAAGATAAATCTTATCAAGAAGAAATGGACTTCTTGGTGTCAAATGAGATACGAAATAAATATATTAGAAACTTATGTTTATCTCTTGAAGGAAACTCACTATGTTTATTTCAATATGTTGAAAAACATGGTACGATATTAAAGAAACTTATAGAGGATAAAAATGAAAACAAGAAAGTATTTTTCGTATACGGAGGAGTGGACACCGAAGAAAGGGAAAGAATTAGAGCCATTACCGAAAAGAGTGATAACAGTATTATTATTGCTAGTTACGGCACCTTTTCTACTGGTATCAATATTAGGAATTTACACAATATTGTATTCAGTTCTCCTAGTAAAAGTCGTATACGAAACTTGCAAAGCATTGGTCGTGGGCTCAGATTGAAAGATAACAATTCAAATGCGACCTTATATGATATATCAGATGATTTAACATATCAAGGTAAGGAAAACTATACCTTATCACACTTTAAGGAAAGGATAAATATTTACAATGAAGAAGGCTTTGATTACGAAGTTCACCAAGTGGAGTTAAGAAATGGAAACAAAGATAATAAAACTAGTTAATGGTGATGATGTAGTTTGTACAATACCGTCTGAACAAGATACTAAATCTAAATGGTTAAGTATCTTTAAACCTATGCAAATAAAATATGTTCCTAAACTAACAATGACAGGCATAACGGATTATGTTGCTCTTGTTAAATGGACAGCATATTCTCCTGATGAACAGGTAAGCATACCAAAGGATAAGATAATGACTATAACGGCAGCTGGCGATTCTTTAAATAGAAGTTATACAATTTTAGCAAAAGATTTTCATTTACAAGAAGTTCAAGAAGAACAGAAAAAGTCGCCTGTTTCCGAACAAGATAAATTATATAATAAATCAAGAGTAGATGATGAAACAAATAAGAAGATAAATGAAATCTTTGATAACTTGGATTTTGAAGACGCTGATGGCAAGTTGCACTAGTTCCGTCCTCTGGAAGCTGGAGCATCCCTATCACGAACACGCTCATTATACCAAATAAATTAACTTTTGTCAATGGTGGTTGATATGAAAAAACAAAAAAA